AATCCCTGAAAAGACTGGGGGTTGGCAACAGTTAACTAATGATCAAAATACCTTACCCGGTGTTGCGAGAGCTCAACACACATGGACATCTTTAGCTGGAGAGAAGTATGCAGCTATAGGAACGTCACAAGGTTTATTCTTATATTATGGTGGTGCTTTTTATGACATTTCACCTTTGGATTCAGCCATAGCGGGAACAGGAACTTTTACAACTTCAGCAGCAGCTGGTGCTACAGTAACCATTAATAAAACTGGACATGGCTTAGAAGCAGGAAGATACATTACTTTATCCTCTGTCTCTATGGGATCTAACACAACGTTGACAGCTGATGATTTTACTACTTACGCTTTTGAAGTTTTAACCACAGCAACTAATTCTTTTACTATTAGTCTAACTAACCCTGCAGCTGGTGTTACAACAACAGAGAACAATGGAACAGGAATGGCTGCGGGTGGATCTTGCACCATTAATCCTTACGCTGTTATTGGACCCACAACTCAAACTCTTGGTTATGGTTGGGGCACATATCTTTGGGGAAACTCTACATGGGGTACAGAACGAGCAACTTCTAATGTTATTTTAGAACCAGGTAATTGGTCGTTAGATAATTTTGGAGAAACTTTAGTAGCTACAATAGCTAACGGTAAATCTTTTACTTGGGATGCTGGAGCTACAAACGCTAGAACAATAAGAGCTGCTCTCATGACGGGAGCGCCTACAGCTTCACGATTAACCATTGTATCTGAAAAAGACAGACATTTATTTCATTTAGGAACAGAAACAACAATTGGAAATGCTTCTACGCAAGACCCTATGTTTATTAGATTCTCTGATCAAGAGTCAACATCTGTATATCAACCAACAGCTATTAACACAGCAGGAACATTTCAATTAGATAAAGGAAACAAAATTGTAGCTGCGGTTCAAGGTAAGGATTATATTCTAATTTTAACAGATCAAGCAGCTTATGTTGCTCAATTTGTTGGACCCACATTTACATTTAGTATTAGACAAGTAGGAACCAATTGTGGTTGTCTTGGACAACACGCTGTATCTTTTGCACAGGGCTCAGTATTTTGGATGGGTGTATCAGGAGGCTTTTTTCAATTCGACGGTACCGTTAAACAATTACCTTGTTTAGTTGAAGATTTTGTATTTACTACAGGTGATGGAAACTTGGGTTTAAACTTCAATGCTAGTGAAATTGTTTATTCAGGTCATAATAGTTTGTACACAGAAGTAAATTGGTTTTATCCAAAATCAGGATCTACACAAATTGATAGAATTGTTACTTATAATTATGGTGAAGCAAGTTGGTACACAGGATCTTTAGATCGAACAACATATCAAGATGCCGATGTTTTTACAGCACCTTATGCAACCGATTACATACCAAAAGATCAAAGCGGAACTAATGACCCGTCTGACGTTCCTTTATTTCCTATATCAGGAATTACTAATACTTATGGGTCTACCGTCTATTACGTCCACGATATAGGCACAGATCAAATTAACAGCACAGGTACAAGTGCCATTGCTGCGTTTATTAGATCCTCTGACTTTGATATTGATGACGGAGAATTTATAATGTCAATGAGAAGATTTATTCCTGACTATAAACAAATTGTAGGTAACTCAAAAATTTCATTGTTTATAAGTGACTTTCCTTCTGAGACTCAAACTGTTTCACCGTTAGGACCATTTACAATTACCAGTACTACAAAGAAAATAGATACTCGAGCAAGAGGAAGATTGCTTAGTGTAAAAATAGAAAATGAATCAGTGGGAGAGACTTGGAGATATGGATCTTTAAGACTTGATGCACAACCTGATGGTAGAAGATAGTGACTAAAATTACATCATATATACCAGAACCTACACCAGATTATAATCCACAAAATCAAAGACAAATTTTAGAATCCTTGACAACAATGAAGCAACAGCTTAATACTACATTCTTGAATGAACAAAAGGAAGAACTAGAAAGGTTTAATTTTTTCAATGGCTAATATTTATCTCAACGCTAAAAAAGATTTAACAGATACAAACCTTACAACTCTGTATACATGTCCCTCTAATTCTAGAGCTATTGTAAAATCTTTGTTAGTAACTGAAGATGCTAACTCAGGGACAGAAATTAATATTACATTGGTTGATTCTTCTGCAGCCATATTTAATATTGTTAAAGATAAAACTATATCAGCTAAAGCTACAGAACAAATTCTTACAGAACCATTAATTATGATGGAAGGTGAAATCCTAAAAGTTCAAGCAACTCAAGCAAATGAGTTATTTGCAATAGCGTCAATTTTAGAAATGAATAGAGATGACAACTAAGATAAAATGCGAAACTGTTTATACGTGGCGTAACACGAAAACAGGAGAAGTTTTTAAAGAAGAGAAAGCAGGACCCGATATTGTAAAAGACTGTACAGTAAAGGTAGATCCAAAAGGACTAGAAATAATACAGAAAGTAATGCAACAACAGAATGATAAACCAAAATCCTAAAGGTGGGACTGAACTACAATTAGAATACCTATCTAAATACGTTGATAAAGACTTATTAGACAAAGTACAGATTACAACATCTGTGCCTGAAAAGATTCCATTACATCCAACTAAACCGAATGTATTATGGCAAAAGAATTCTTGGGATCAGCCCAATATCTACCCCTGGTTTAATGATCCCAAGAATACCAACAAATACGATATGTACGTATTTAATTCTCATTGGAACTTAGAACAATTTCGTAAAGTATTTAAGATGCCTTTAGATAAATGTACTGTAATTAAAAATGGTATTGATGAAATACCTATGAGAAAACCTTATCAAAAAGGTGAGCCCATAAAGCTTATTCATCATTGCACTCCTTGGAGAGGACTATCTGTATTGCTTGGTGCTATGCAACTTGTAAAGAGTGATGTAACTCTAGATGTATATTCTAGCTGTGAAGTATATGGAAAAGAATTTGCTGAAAAGAATGATCCTCAGTATCAAGGTTTATATGATCAAGCTAAATTATTAAAGAATGTAAATTACATAGGATACAAACCTAATAGTTATATTAAAGAACATTTAAAAGATTATCATATGTTTGTTTACCCAAGTATCTGGGAAGAGACTTCTTGCATCTCGGCCATTGAATCTATGGCTGCGGGTCTTTACTGTGTGCTCACGGACTTCGGAGCTCTTTATGAAACTTGCGCTGAATATGCTTTGTACATTCCTTTTGATAATAACTACAAAGCTTTATCTCAAAAATTTGCTTACGCTATTGATGCGGTCGTACCAACACTATCCGACCCTTCCTTACATGAACATTTAATGTTACAATCAGAATACGCAAGAAAGTATTATGGTTGGTCTAAGCAAGCTGTCAACTGGAAACGAACATTGGAAGGATTACTAAATGCAAAATAATGAACCTATATGGTTTGGTGAAGGTGTAGAAACAATAGACCTAACGAAAAAATCTACGATGATAAACCCTAAATATAAAATTATGGTATGCACCCCTATGCATGGTGGAGCAAGTATTCATTATGTACAAGCTATGCTTAAATTTCAACAAGCCTGTATCATAAATAATATTGTAGTCAGCTTTACTTTACTTAAATCATCACTTGTTCAACAAGGAAGAAATTTATGTGTGGCTGATTTTATTGGCCATAAAGATAACTATACTCATCTTTTATTTATAGACTCAGATATTGATTTTCAACACAAGACTATTTTTACGATGTTGGAGAAAGACAAGGATATCGTAGCTTGTCCCTATCCTATGAAGTTTATAGATTGGGATAAGATGTTTAGAAAGCTTCAAAGACATGGGGCTAAAGATGCTGATTATATGTCTAAGTTAGGTTTTACTTTTCCAATTAAAATGAAAGATCCTAAGAAGTTTAATGTGGAAGAAGGATTAGTAGAAGTTACACACGCTCCCACAGGATGTATGCTAATTAAAAGAAGTGTTATTGAAAAGATGATAGAGGCTCATCCAGAATTAGAGATCTATCAACCTACGTTTATCAATGGTAAAGAAACCAAAAAACCTAATATGTATAATTTATTTGAGTGTTTACATGACCCTAAAACTAAAAGATATTTTGGAGAAGACTTTGGTTTCTGTCAAAGATGGTTGGAAATGGGCGGTAAAACTTATCTTTATGTGTTAGACTACATTACCCATGTAGGAGATCATCAGTATTGTGGTCGTTTTTGGGATGAACTAACGGGCCTCAAAACAGTTGACCCTGTTAAAAAAATCAAATAAAGTCTTATATTACAGGATTCTGCGCCTGCCTAACAATTAATTTAACGGAAATTATGGCTATATCAAGATCACAAATGCAAAGACAATTACAAAATCGGGGAGGTATTACTAACCTTTCACCGAGACAAAACTTTGGTTTAGGTAGTTCTCTTAAAAAATTTGCACGTAAAATTATACCTAACGAAGTATCTAAAGTAGCCACGGCAGCAGCCCCCTTTGTTGCACCGTTTAATCCTGCGTTAGCAGGAGCTATGGCAGGCATAGGATCTTTTGATCAAACAGGAAGTTTAAGTGATGCATTTAAATCAGGTGCATTAACTTATGGAGGAGGACAAGCAGCTAGATATATTGGTGGTGCAGGTTTTCAAGGTAATCCTTTTGCATCAGGCGGTGCATTTACTCCAGCAGGTTTTACAGCAGGTTTTAGTTCACCAGTAGGAACTGATACTGGTTTAGGTAAATTATTTTCAAAACCTAATGCACCTATATCTGAAGTTCAACCTTTAGGTTATGAGGGTAGCGAAGTAGCTTTAACAAGTGGATCTCCAGTAGACTTAGGAGCAGACACCTTTACTGAAAACATGGTTTTTAAAGATAGTATAGTACCGACAAGTTTAAATGACTATCAAGGCACGAAACAAGTTGTAGACTCAGTAAAAGAAAATGTGTTCCAAAGAATAATGAAAGATCCAAGTGTATCTAATATAGGTAGTGAAGCTTTGAACGCTGCTAAGAAAGCAGGTAAAGCTATCTTCTTTGATAAGGATGGTGATCTAGATAAAAATATTTTATTAGGCACGATTGCTTTTGCTGCTAGTTATGCAGAAGCAGCATCTATAGCTAATGAGGCAGGTGTAGATTTAACTGAGGCAGAATATGATGAAGCAAGAAAAGCAGAAAAACAAGAACAGTATGCAAGTGATTTACAAAACTTTTTTGGCGGAAGAAAAGATGGCGGTCGAATAGGATTTCAAAACGGTAGTTTAGATGTAGAAGCTTTAATGGAAAATATTAAAAAATATCCTGAGAAGGTAAATGAAATTACAGACTTTGAGGTTGGTATCTTTGAACCTAATGAGCCAACAGATTTAGGACCCTACCCAATGGATGATGAAACTCAAGAAGAAAAAGAAGCAGAGATGCAAAAAGAATTAGCAGGTGAATTTGGCCTATACGATATGATAGATTTGGAGAAACCATCCGGAGAGGAAAATACTCCTTCACAAAAAATTATAGATATGCAGATAGAGTCAATTGAAAATATGTTAGATGCAGGAAAAGATGATAGAGAAGAAATTATATTTACTACTGGAGCTTCACCAAATTTAGTAGACCTTGTAATAAAACGAAGAACTAAAGAAGCTGACGGTGGCAGAATAGGATTTAGCAACGGTACTCTTAATTTAGACTCAAAAGCAAAAAAACATCTTAGAATGGTTTTCAAACAAAAAGGCGCTAATCCAGATGGATTATCTTTTAACGAATGGGTTCCTTTAAATTTTGAATGGGCTTTAGGATTTAAAGACGGTGGCAGAATAGGTTTAAGAGAAGGAACTGGTAGTAAAAAGAAATATGGCACGGGTATCCTGTCAGGAGTAAAACAAATAGATCCTTTACAATCAGGTCTTAATGAATTGAAATCAGGCGGAGGAGGTATACCTATGTTAACCTTTAGTAGACTAGAAAAATCTTTCTTATTTAAAAATTTAGCTAAATTAGGTGGAGCAGATAGATCTTTTACAATGCCTCAACTATATAAAATATTAAGTAACCCAAGTAAATTTCCTAAAGATGCTGCAGCATTAAAAGCTTTTTTAAAAGTTAAAGGTTATCAAAAAGGTGGAGATGTAGGAACAGCACCTGAAGTACCTGTAAGAACAAATGCAGCGGGAGTTAAAGAATTAGATTATAGACAATCAGGTGGTTTTGTACCTGTAGGAGTTAAAGAAAAAGCAGATGATGTCCCAGCGATGTTATCTAAAAATGAGTTTGTTTTAACAGCTGAT